CGACTGGTGCCTGTGCCCGGAAGTGACGCAGCGCCACCACTGGGCCAAGGTGCAGCGCATGATGGCCGCGAGCTGGTTCCGCGACGGCGAAGTCTTCACGCAATCATTAACCGGGCCGGTGCCGTTCCTCGACCACGGCACGCGCGTGCCGTTCTCGCTGGAGATGTTCGAGGCGGACATGGTGCCGATGGATTATCACGATCCCGGCAAAGGCATCCAGCAGGGCGTGCAGCGCAATAGCTGGGGTAAGCCCACCGGCTTCTGGGTATGGAAGACCTTCCCAAATGGCAGCTTGACGCTCACCCGCTCCAACGATCTCAAATACATCGACTCGTCGCGCATGCTGCAACTCGCTTCGGTGGACCGCATCGGCCAGATGCGCGGCGTATCCGGATTCGCCAGCGTCATCACCCGGCTGGAAGACATCAAGGACTACGAAGAAAGCGAGCGCATCGCCGCCAAGATCGCCGCCGCGCTCACCGCCTACGTGCGCAAGGGCTCGCCGGATATGTACGACCCGGCCACCATCACCGACCGCGACGCGGAAGGCAACGCATTGCCGCGCGAACTCAGCCTGTCGCCCGGCACCATCATCGAAAATCTCGGCATGGGCGAAGAGATCGGCCTGATCGATTCGAACCGCCCTAACCCGAACGTCGTCACCTTCCGCCAGGGGCAGTTGCGCGCTATTGCCGCCGGTCTCGGCGCCAGCTATTCCAGCCTGGCGCGCGACTACAACGGCACCTACTCCGCTCAGCGTCAGGAGCTGGTCGAGCAGTGGATCCACTACGCCGTGCTCACCGACGAATTTGTCGGCCAATTTGTGCAGCCGGTGTGGCAGCAATTCGTGCTGGCCGCGCACCTTTCCGGTCAGGTGACCATGCCCAGGGACCTGGAGCAATACAGCGAGGACGATTGCCTGTACGTCGGGCAATCCATGCCGTGGATCGACCCGCTCAAAGAAGCCAACGCCTGGCATCAATTGGTGCAGGATGGCTTCGCGTCCGAAGTCGAAGTCATCCGTAAACGCGGTGGGAATCCGCGCGATGTCATCGAACAGATCGCCGCATTTCGCAGCGAAGCCAAAGCGAAAGAGCTGGTGTTCGGTTCCGACCTGGCCAACGAACAGGCGCCGCCCGCCGCGCCCTTGCCGGTGGATACGTCTGCACAAGATGCTGTCGAATGAACACCTACATCATCCCTAAAGCAGGCCGCACCTACCGGCAATACGTGGACTACTGCATATCTCTGCGCGCCTCGCCCTTGCCCGTCAATGAATCAACAACCATTTAATAAAGGAGAATCAAAATGCAAATAAAAGTATTCCACGACCCAATATCACCTTCTGGCGAGGTGCTCGCACGGGAGGCCGTGCTTAACTCGGACGATGCCTTGATGGTGATTGCATTCTTCGAGCTGAAGCAAAAGCAGGGAACTTTACCGCAGGGCGCAATCTCTGCCGCGATGATCTTTGACGAGCTTATCAGGCGCAAGATCATCTCCAGTCTCAAGCCGCGCGCGAAGGTGCAGCTTAGCAAGCTGGTTGCGCAGGACGAGGAGCAGAAGTTCACAGAGAACTTCCTGACTGGCGGAGAAGCCGAAGGCTGGCTGGTACGCAAGGGCGTGAAGATAACAATTCACGGTCTTGACGGCGATGTTGTGTTTGCTATCAAACAGGAACCAGGCCGGTATTGCCGACACTGTGGCGAAAAGTTGGTGGACGACGGTGACGGCAAGGCTGCTCGCAAGCATGTGACCGAGAAGCACGTGGGGAAGACATCCCCCGATGCGGAAAATCCTTCTGGCTACGTTATGCAGAACTACTACAACTGTGCGCTGGAGGTGAATCATGGCTGATCTCGTATTCAACATTGCCAAGGGACGTGTGGCGGAACTCTACAATCGCGTGGACTTGAGCGACCCGACTAACGCCGTGCTGGTAGTTACAGCGTGGGTAATTTCGGCTACGGACGCGGCCTGTATTGACGCTGACGACCACGCCGCGCTTGAAACCATTGCCAACGTCGCCGAAGCCACCAACAGCGGCTATGCGCGCAAGGTGCTGACCGATGCCGACATCGTGGCTTTCGCGCCGGACGACACCAACGACCGCGTTGACCTGGATATTCCAGACCAGACCTGGACTGCGGTATCTGCGGGGAGCAACTGGACCGACCTGACCATCAGCTATGACAGCGATTCTACTGCTGGCACGGACGCGAATATTGTTCCCTGCACGCAGCACGATTTCGTTGTTACCCCGAACGGCGGCGATATAACCGCACAGATCGCGGCAGCAGGCTTCTTCCGCGCAAGCTAAGGTTCGGTGACTAACGCGGGGGGGAACTCTTAATGGATATGTCGCTAAGAGCGGCTCTTGCTGGGCTGAATGGTTTACCTGGGGCTGCGGGTGCTCCAGGTGCTACTGGAGCCACAGGAGCTACCGGAGCGGATGGCGCTGTTGGCCCTGTTGGCCCGCCAGGCCCGCCAGGAGAGGGCAGTGGTAGTGGCTCAACTACATTCTCAATCAACGTATCAGCTTACGGCGCAGTTGGTGATGGCAAATGGTTTTTTGATTGCTCCGTTACCAGTGGCAGCGATATTGCCACCGCTCCGTCAGGCACCTTTGCTGTCGGCGATGTTGGCAAGATATTAAACGTCGCTTATCACAGCACCGCACCCGGCGGGTTGAGTAAAGATGCCTCGTTCAACACGACCATTGTAGCGTTCGTTGATAGTGCTCACGTGCAGATGGCTATATCGTCAACGATTAGTGATACTACTGCGCAGTTCGTATTTGGCACTGACGATGGGGCAGCTATTATTGCGGCGGTTGCTGCAATGAACGCATCTCCAGGTATTACGCGCGTTGATTTTGATAATAGAATTTATCTCTCCACTCTGACAATCAGTCTGACCACATCCTACAAAGGGCTGGCGGGTGCGGATATTGGGGTAGGTAGCCTGTGGGGATATTATCCATACTATTACGCACCTAGCGTCATTGCGGACAACCACGCCACAGGAACGATGCTGGTGTATGTTGGTGCGCCGCAGTCGATTCGGTTCATCTCTGTAATCGGAAATACTACGCAGGACATCTGGGGTGCCTTTCTACATAACCTATGCGTTGATGGACGATTCAGAGCAGGTTCGGTAATTTACGAGGCCGCGACAGTTACCTGCGATTATAAAAATATAGTCGTGCAGGCTAAAGATGTCAGCGACATCAGATTTGCCTGGCATTGTGAATCACTGACCCCTAATTCAGCTGATTACCCTAATCCTGGTTTCTCGCGAATCAACTGCGTTTATGCCAATAGGTATACCCGTTGCAGAGTGGTTGGCACGTGGTTGCTAAGTGGCGCAAGCGCAAGCTACGGAGGGACTAATACATGCTTCTGCACCTTTTATAGCTGCTCTTGGTCAAATTTGGAAATTTGGGCGGCAGACGACAATCAATTCTTTGGCTGTTTTTCTATTGGCGGTAGCGTTACCTTTGACAGCGCCAAGAAAGGTGCAGCAGGGAAGCCAGTAGAGACGTGTACATTCTATGGCTTACTGGTACAAGGGACAGCAGGCGGGGCAGGTATTGTTGCCAATGGTAGCAAAGTTATCGGGTGCAGGATTTATGGGTTGAGTGGAACAGACAATCCAATCAACGTATCTGTTACCAGCGGTGCCGACTTGTTCTACGATTATCTTGGGTCAGCCCTTGGCGGGGCAATACCTCATGACCGAGTTCCCGCGTTGAAAGTGGTAGGCGATTATTTCATGCTTACCGAAACCGCAGACGGGATATTAAGCACTGCCGCGCTTGGCGCTTATGCAGGGAAGATCAAAATCTCCGTTGGCGGCGTGACCAAGTGGATACCGTATTATGACAACTAGATTTTATCTGCCGGTTGCTGGCTCAGCGCCTTCCGCACCTACCGTTAGCACGGGGTGGGCGTATAGCGCCCCTGCATTCGCACGTTATCCAAGCGCATTTACTAAAACTGGATCAGGCGGCGTCGCTCTTGTTAATCAGGTCTGGCAGGGTACCACTGATGACATCGGCTACCAGTGCCTGCGCCAGTGGGTGTCACCGCCACTGGATGTTAACCAGACCATATCGGGCACAGTAGCGGCTGCGATTATAGTCAGAGAAAGTTCCACGCTCGCCGATGCGTATCTTGCGGTTGGTGTACGTGTCATGGTAGGCGACACAGACACGGTTAGAGGTGTCTTACGTATTCCGCTAGTTGCTGACATCGAGGCAACTACCACTGGGGCAACGCGCATCGTCAATAACGTTGCTCATACCACAGTTAACGCGCTGGCCGGTGACAGAGTTGTAATTGAGCTAGGGCACCGATTCGTAACGCCGGCGGCAGGCGCTAGTGCTGATTTAGCGATAGACAATCAGGACTATACCGATCTACCGTTAACATCAGGGGGTGGTTCTGGCACCGAGTGCCCGTGGGTTGAGCTTTCAACCACCATTACTTTTAACGATGGTGCGCCGCCGCTAGGACAAGCAACAGAAACCGACACCGCGCAAGTCATCACCCTAAGCGAAAACGCTATCCGCGATGTCGCGCAAGCCAGTGAAGCAGACACCGCGCAAGTTATCACCACGGTTCTCGGCGCGCTAACTATCGCAGTCGGGCAAACAACCGAAACAGACCTTGCGCGCCCGATTGCAGCGTTGCAGGGCGTCACCCTTGTTATCGGGCAGGTTGCAGAATCAGACTTGGCGCAGTCCATTGCCGTGTATAGCGCCACGACCATCGCGATTGGTCAGGTCACAGAGTTGGATGTTGCGCAGGTTATCCTGGAAGCGTACTCCAATCAGCCGCTCGGCGTAGGGCAAGTGACCGAGACAGATGCCGCACAAACAATCTCATCGCCCACTCCGATCACAATTGCGCTGGCGCAAGCGTCCGAGATAGATTTGTCGCTGGCAGTCACGCTCTACGCAACAAGGACAATCTCGCTGGGGCAGGTAAGCGAGACGGATATTGCCAGAGCGATTACCGTGGTATTCGGAGTCACGGAAACGTGGTCGATCAATCTCGAACATCCTACTACCGGACTGGCGCTGACCGGATTGGGAAATAACGTGGTCAAGTTCGAGGCGTATCAGGAAAGCACGGTGGAGTGGTTCAACCCAGCAACCGGCGCACTGCAAGCAGCACAGCCAACACCGCTGGCGCTACTGGAAGATATCAGCGGGAGACATAACGGCAGATACGCTGCCGCAACGACCATCGGCGCTTTCAACACCTGGATGGTGCTGCATATCTATTGGGATTACGATGCAGAGGATGGGCGCGGCTCGATACGGCGGCACGTTTGGTCGCGGGCTTATTACAACGCAGGAGTTGAGTTGCTGTCCGGGCTTACGGCGGGGCAGGCTGCTAGCCTAGCTGCAATAGAACTGGCAACAGATACCATTGAAGCAACCGTGGAGGCGTTGCCGAGTGCGCCGCAGAACGCCCAGGCCGTGCGCACCGAACTCACCACTGAACTCGCCCGCCTGATGGACATGGCCAAGCAGGATGGGGTTGTCGCCGGCACGCCGGTGGTAATCACGCCGACCTCGCGCACCGCCGGGGATGTGTCGCAGACAATCTCTGAGGTGGGCGGAACCGTCACGGTGACGCGCACATGAGCCTGAATGCAAGATCGATCGCGGTACGGGGGTTTGGGTATGGCGCGCTGGCCGTGGCGACTGCCGGTTTTATTTTAGATATCGTTGTTACTCCACCGATCGCGCCGTCAACCACAACCAGTGGCGTCGTCATCACCCGGCGTGATCGCCGCCATCACCCGAAATGGAACGAGCTTTATCGATAGCGGCGCATTTTCATCCTGCATCCTGCCTTAAAAAATAGTCTCATCTTCCCCCTGTAAATGAGACAGCCGCCCCGCGACACTGCGCACACTCAACATGTGGAGTGTGCGTCATGCCAGCAACCCGGTCCTCAGTCCTCAATCCTCAATCCTCTTTGAAGTGGTACAGCATCCGTGCCCGCGCACCTGTTGCGCAGGGAGCCAAATCCGCCGAGATCCTGATCTACGGCGACATCGGCGAAAGCTGGTATGGCGATTCGGTGCTGGCTAAAGATTTCGTACAGGAACTGATGGCGCTGGATGCCGACGAGATCACGGTGCGCATCAACTCGTTCGGCGGTTCGGTCTCGGACGGCATCGCAATTTATAACGCCATCAAGCGCCACAAGGCGGCCACGACCGTGGTGATCGACGGCGTCGCCGCCAGCATCGCCAGCCTGATCGCGATGGCGGGCGACACCGTGGAGATGGCCGAGAACGCGCTGCTGATGATTCATGCGCCCTGGGGCATGTCGATGGGCAACAGCGCCGACATGCGCGACTTCGCCGACTATCTCGACACCTGGGCCAGCGCGATGTCCACCAGCTACGCTGCCAAGACCGGCGGCACTCCGGAAGACATGCTCGCGCTGCTCACCGACGGTGAAGACCACTGGTACACCGCCGATGAGGCGCTGGCCGGAAACTTCGTTAATTCTATCGTCACGGCCATGCCCTTGGCCGCCAGTTTTGATCGCACGGCACTTGCCGCGCGGTTCAAATCCTTGCCGGGTTCCGGCGGGGCAATCAATGCGGCAGCCGCCGCAGCAACCTCCAAGGAGATCAACATGCCTGATGTAATCCAAACGGCGGCAATCGCAACCTCTGCCGCCAGAACCGAAGCTGAAATCCAGGCCGCCACGCTGGCCGGAGAAGCCCTGCGCCGCAGCGATATTCAAACCGCTTTTGCCAAGTTCAGCGGCGTCGAGGGCGTGCCCGCTTTGCTGGCCACGTGCAGCAACGACGTGACCTGTACTGCGCAGAGCGCCAACACCCAATTGCTGGCACTCCTGGGCAAGGGGTCTGCCCCGATCGCGGGCGGTTATGTCGTCTCGCTGGAAGACAGCCGCGACAAGTTCCGCACCCTGGCGATGTCGGCCATCCTGGCCCGCGCCGGTATGGAAAAAGACGACCGCAGCAATCACTATCGCGGCTACTCGCTGATGGACATGGCGCGCGAATGTCTGGCCCAGGCGCGCATCGACGTGCGCGGCAAGAGCAAGATGGATGTAGTGGCCGCCGCCTTCACCTCCACCAGCGACTTCCCGCTGCTGCTGTCCAATATCGCCGAAAAAGCCATGCTGAAAGGCTTTGAGGAATCCGAAGAGACCTTCCAGAAATGGTGCTCGGTCGGCACGCTCGGCGACTTCAAGGTCGGCAAGCGTCTCGATCTCAATTCCTTCCCTGCGCTGGACAAGGTGCTGGATGGCGCGGAATACAAATACGCCACCGTCGGCGAACGCGGCGAGACCGTGCAGCTCGCCACCTACGGCAAGCTCCAGGAGATCCGCCCGTACTACAAGTTCCGGGACGTGGACGTGGACCGCTACACGGTCAATGGCGAATACCGGCAGGTGATGCTCTCGGCCCGCGAGCTGTCCGACCGGGACCTCCCCAGCCGCGGCTGGATCAACGAGCGGT